ATTTCCTCTTTTATACTCGAAATTTCGTATAAATATTCGTCGCTTGTAATCACTTTTTTCTTATCCTTTTTCGATATATCTTTTAGCCTCAATTCAATAGATAAGTCGCTAGACAATTGTTGCTCGCTAAAAACCATTAAATATAAAAACACATTTACAGTTTGCAGCTCTTTTGGCAAGTCGCTATGACTGCAAATACGCCGCGCTCGCCCAATAACTTGGTGAATACGAACAGGATGCCAATAAGGCTCGGTAATATGGACATAACGCACATTCTTCAAACTAATACCTTCCGCACCCGACGACGTAATCATTAGCACCTTTATTATTTGCCCCATGTAATTATTATCTGACAGCGTTTGCAATACTTTTACTAACGACGACGGAACAAGTTTCCAATTGCTATTTAACACATTTTTAATAATTTCACGCTCTTCAGGAGTTTCCGACCCGGTATAAGAAGCAAACATGGGCTTATTCATATCTTCGCTGGCTACATTTAAAATGTATTCGCCGGTCTCATTTTTTTTAATCTTAAACTCGGCAAAATTATTTTCTCTCAAAACCAATTTTAAAATACCAATGCCTTCTAATGTTTTGAATTGTGAATATAATAAATGAATGCCTTTGTGGTCGTTATCAATAATATTTTCCAAAATATGTAAAAATTTGGGACTATATATTTGTAATCCTTCTTTAGATAAATATTTGCTTCCATATTTTTCAAGCTCTTTTAGCGCTTCCGCAATACGCTTACCATAACTTAGGTCGCCCGTTTTCGGATTTTCTGCATTCTTTTCTGCATTCTTTTCTGCGTCCTTTTCCAAATCCTTAATATCATCGGCGTCATATTTACCATCAATATTGTCCAATTTTTCAGAAATACTTAGGTTATCAATAACATCTTCAGAGAGATTTTTACCTATTGCGTCGTCGTCATCTAACGACCCAATAACACCTAATGCCGCCTCTAATGTTTCATCATTATTTGGCATTGGCCGCCTTATTTCGGGTTTTGGAAATACAAAATTGCAAAATGCGCGCGAGAAAATGCGATATGTTGACACACTATCACTATAAAGGTCGTCACCTTGCGCACCGGTCTTCGTTTTCTTAGACTTCTTCTTTTTATTGGAATCCTCTAATTTGCGCTCTTGAACGCGGGCTTCTTCATAAATGTTAAACTGAAAGTCGCTCATGGGAATTTTAATTATTTTAAAGTCGTTGCTGTTTGAATGCATATATTTAGGCATCAATTGCTCTTGTGCGCTCCTAAAATAAGACGTTAATCCAATTATACGCATTTTAAACATAGACGGATTATTGATCGAATTGTTTGGGCTAATAAATAAGGCCTTAAAATCGTCAAAATTATCGGGAAGAGCCTTGTACCCGTTTACATTTATTTTGTTGCCCGCAATTTTGAGAGATTGCGCCTCTAATGCAGCCTTTATTTTTTGTAAAAATTCTTCGCTTGTTAATACATCACTCGTATAAGCCAACTTGTTTTTATTTGTTTCGGATTTAACGTAGCCAAAAGGGTTTTGTGTGATGGTGACCTCATAACTTACTGAATTGTATTCTATAAGGTCAACATAATTTAATATATTTGCTGCCTTAAAGATGCCCTCTATTTTTTCCTTTGTCATGGTCTTTTTATCTAATATTAACTTGCAATTATAACTTCTAATTGTGCCACGTAAAATGTTGAATAATATTGCTATTTCATTTGGATAATTGATTATTGGTGTACCGGTCAATAATATAATTTTGCAATTTTCCGCGTCCATTAAATAATTGTATAATCGCATTGATAGCGACGTTTTGCGGGTCAATTTGTTTACTATTCGGCTAATAAAATTATGAGCCTCATCAATAATTATTACTTTATTGGAAAAAGGGTTGATTGTGCCGTCATGCGTCATTCCGTTTAAATGAGAGCTTCGCAATCCGTTATAACTTATAAATTGGTATTTGTAATTTATCATTTTATCCAATTGAGAATTTATTTTCTTTTGATCCTCAAAATCAAGGCTGTCATAATTGGGCTCCTTTTTCACGTTAATAAACCATGCTCCTCCGTTATTAATTATATATTCACGAGACAACTTTAATAAAGTGCTTAAATATTCAATATATTGTGGATTTTCTTTAGTATCTATAAACTCCCAAAATTGATTTTTCTTATACATGTAGTCGCCGCATTTTTTCAATTCTTCAACATAATTGTCCTTCAGCGACGCAGGTGTCAATATTAATACTTTTTTATCGTTTTTAATTCCCTCGGCAATTGCTATAGAAGAGCAAGTCTTACCTGATCCAAGACCATGATATAATAGGAGACCTCTATATGGCGTATAAATATTTAAATAATCTCGCACAATCTTTTGATGAATTAAGAGAGAAAAATTGGCGCTATTATTATTTTCGCAACTAATAGATGCTTTACCTGATAACATGTCTTGCTCTTCTTTTAATAATTGTTGCTTATACGGCTCAAAGAGAGAATTAATAAAACTAATAAAAATCTCTCTATTATATAAATAATAACTAGACGCTTTTATTAACACATTAGGCTCTAATTTTGGTATTCTAGAACTATAAAGTGTTTTACCTATTCGAAGATCTTTTGGAATAATTAAGGTTTCGTCAATTGTTTCATGATGCAACTTTTTGGTTTTTTCTGTTTTTTCTTGTTTATCTGACTTGTCATGCTTATCTGACTTGTCATGCTTATCTTGTTTATCTTGTTTTTCTGTATTTTGAGCCGGTTTAGGTGTTAATCTCTCTTGTGAAGGTAAATTTATTTTAGATTTTTTTAATGCTTCTGTTGACGGATCTTTAATAATTATTTTTTCTTTTGTCTTAACAATATGCGTTAAAGTATTTTCTGCATTATAAACAGGTGGTTTATTAGTTAGCTGTGATTTTTGAGATGCTTCTTCTTTTATAGTTGTGCTTGGTTTTTTTGTTTTGTAATAATCTTTTTGAACAACTCCTAAATTTTCTTGAAGATCACTAAAAAATTGCTCTCTATTTATTAAGCGTTCGCTGGTTTTATCTATAATATTTGGTCCAACACCTTCGCTTGGTATTTGTAGTATAACATTGAATTGTTGCGGTTTTTTCGGTATTGGTTTTATTTTTAATTGTTCCAAAGTTTCATTTATCATTATTATATATATTTAAATAATATATAATAATAAATATATGTGTTTTTAATATTTTACTTAATGTTTAATGTTTAATGTTTAATGTTTAATGTTTAATGTTTAATGTTTAATGTTTAAAATGTATCCACAACTGCAAGATTAAATAGTCTTAATGTATGAACTTATGCAAATATATCTCTATATTTACATAAGCTCATAAATATTTTTATTATATTATATATATTATGTTATATTATATATAATATGTTATATTATACTATTTATAAAAATAACAGTTCATATATTTATATATAAAATATATAAATATATATAAATATATATAATGAGTAAAAAAACAAGGCATAATTATGACTTTAAGAAAAGTCATACTTTAAATAAAACTAAATCAAAGCAAAACGACATGCAATCTATGCTTTTAAGTATTGATAATAATAATAGTCAAACCGGTGGTGCTAATCCGCTTCCTACATGGTTTCGAAATATATTTGGATTTGACGAAAATGCCATACTTACAGGAAATAATCCTACTAATCTAGAAAATTATTTCACAATTAAAACAGAAACTATTGACGCAAATGACACTAGCGCTAAAGATAATTATCTATCTTCATTATCTGCATTTTTTTTAAGTTCTAGTGAAGATGCAAAAGTAAAAGTGCAAAAACATACTCTAATATGTAGTGATGCTACTAATGCTCCACAAGGGTTTAAAAGCCAATACATTGGAATGTTTGACCGGCCAAATCTAGCTCAACTAGAACAATGCATTAAATCCAAAGAATATAATGATGCTTTTAATAAACTAAAAGCCGTAAACATAAAAGACAAAAAAAAAGGTGGACTTACATTTAAGCATATTGTAACTCAAGATGTAGCACTTTTACACTGTGATCCAAAGAATGAGGGGGCAATATTTCAAGTTGCTAGCCAGTTCAATTGTCTTGAGATGAGAAGTGACGCTGCAACACCAAATCAAGGCGTAACTATTTATAGCGATGATCATACACAAGGACCCGCTTGCGCTATGGCATGTCCAGCTGCACTAGTGTATCGCAACTACTTTGTTGAGCACATTAAAAATGGTGAAATTTATAAAGGACAATGTGCTCATCAAATTGACAATTTAGAAGATATTGGTGTTTTGTTGGAAAACATGAATCAAACATACTGGACTATGAGAAACGGCTATGTAATTATGAATTCTGTTGGAGCAACAAAATTACAAGAAGTATCAAATATAATAAGCGATATTAAAAGAGATAGTATAATACAGGCGCTACGCGTAGGCGTACATTGGTCAACGTCTGTTGTAGATAATCAAAAAATAGCTACAAAAAAAGAACCTCTAAAACATCGTGTATGTCAAGTATATGCATCTGCGTTACCTGTTGCGTATAATTCTATATCAAATACAGATCTATGGGAACCCTTTGCAACTTGTATATTGGATGGTTCATATATGGCAACTCTTTGTATAGCAGCTTTAATTGCCTTAAAATCACAAACACGTATCAAATGCTACCTAACACTTATTGGTGGTGGTGCATTTGGTAATAAACCAGATTGGATAATTAAAGCAATAGAAAAAGCTCTTGAAAAATACAAAGATTATCCAATTGATGTTATGTTAGTGCATTATAATCCATACTCAGATAAATTTATTAAACAAGCGGAAACCAACCCGAAATTTAAAGAGATGATCGATGCAATAATCCCTGGTGTATATAAAACAGGGTTAAAAACTATAGGAGAAATTATTACAGACTTGCCTGAAAAGTGTGGATCATCTAAATTTGATATTGCCACATTTTTAGATCCTATTCCTGATACTAATAAAACAATAAAAGAAATTACTCTTCCAAATACAAGTAATAAAATGAAATTATATGCAATACAAGGCTCATTGGTTGATTTTAAAGGCGATGTTATTGTAAATGCTGCAAACGAAGCATGTCTTAGTGGTGGAGGTATTGACGGAGTAATAGGTGATAAGGGCGGCGATTTACTATATAAAGCACGTAAAGCCCTACCTCTTATAAGAAAAGATGTTAGATGTCTCACAGGACAAGCTAAAACAACAATTGGTGGAAATCTTAATACTTGTCTGTGTATTCATGCTGTAGGACCTAATTACACTATATATAATGATAAGTGGCCCGAAGCCGACCTTTTGCTATATAGTGCGTATTTTAATTCCATGAAAGAAGCATATCATCATGGATGTACTAATATTGCCTTCAGTTTGTTATCATCTGGTATATTCAGAGGAAAAGATAATAAAGATAGAGGTCTTAAAAATGTCATAAGTATTGGTATATTAGCCGTTGTTGATTTTGCAATTATATTCGGGAATGTAGTTGATGTTTTTTTTTATGGATTTACTGACGAAGAATATACTTCATTAGTAACACTATTTAGTAAAGATCAGGATGCTCTTATTAAAATTGAAAACATTGATAAAATCAATAAAGATGAGATTATTAAGTTCAAAGCTGCGCAAGTGAAAACACATCCAAAGTATGAAACTCTACAATCTGCATATGATGCACTAGCAATAAAAGCAGGATTAGGACAAGGACCAGGTCCAGGAGATGCAGCGCTAGGAGATGCAGCAGCAACACAACAAGAAATATTTGCAAAGTTTGAAACCAATCTTGAAAATTATGATCCTCCATCTAATCTAGACTATAAACAATTTGGGCAATTTATTCTTGAAGGTCGTCAAGTCATTGATAAAAAAACAAAAAAAACTGATTATGTAAGAACCAAACGCGTAGCAATACTTGTAAATACACTTAAATTGTTTGAAACGAAGACACCCGAATATTATAAATCGGCAAAAAAAAATATGTTAAATTGGTGTAAAAATGTAACTCCACGAAACGAGAATGGTCTTGAAGTTATAGTTGTAAAAAGTGATTGGGGAGAAATGGCATTAAAATGTACGAAAAAATATGGTTCAATATTTGCTTGTTTAAATATGGCAAATAGCGAAAATCCCGGCGGAGGATATCAGTCTGGAGCAGCAGCACAAGAAGAGAATATGTTTCGTAGAACAAATTGCCACTTTTCTATTAATAGAGATAGCA